CCTACACCGACAGCGCGGCGGACAACAGCGACAGCATCGACATCACCATCAACGCGCAGGACAGGAAATGGCTGCTGGGCTGGATGCCGGAAAAGGGCGCGACGCTGCGGGCGCGTGTTCTCGGCTACAACTGGGAACGGCAGGGCCAGCGGAGCATCATGGAGTGCGGGTTGTTCGTGCTGGACGATGTGAGCTTTTCGGACGCGCCGACGACCTTGCAGGTGGGCGGCGTGAGCAAGCCCAGCGACAGCGACTTTTCGGAGCTGGAGCGGGACGTGATCTGGAAGAACACCAGCATCAAGCGTATCGGCGCAAAGATCGCCGCGCGGTACGGCCTTGCGTTCACCTACGATGCCGACGACTACGACATCGAGTGCGACGAGCAGGACGGCACGGACAGCAGCTACTACAACAGCCTGTGCAAAAACTACGGGCTTATCCTGAAAGTGTACGCCCGGAGGCTGTGGGTGTATGACCGGGAGAAGTACAAGGCAAAGCGGGCCGTGCGCACCTTTGACCGCTCGCAGATCAGGCCGGGGAGCTTCGGCTACACCGCCACCCTGTCCGGCACCTATACCGGCGGGTACTTTAATTACACGGACGCGGACAAGGACATTGACATCGAGTGCAGCGTGGGCGGCGGCTCGCACACCAAGAGCGTGAACCGGCGGGCTACCAGCGTATACGATGCCAGCGTCCAGCTCTGCGCGGAGCTGAACAGCGCCAACCACGGGACGGTGAAGCTGCGCTTCGGCGTGGACGGAGACTGGAGGGTAAGCGCGGGAAACTGCATCGCGCTGACAGGCTTTGGAAACCTGAACGGAAAATACTTTGTGGACAAGGTGACGCACAAGGTCACCAACAGCGGACTGACCACCGACTTTGAGTGCAGCGGTATCGGCCCGGCGTTCCATTCGTGGGACGTGGGCGGCAAGATCGTGTATCACGAAAAGACGGCGGACAGCGGCGTGAGCTATGACAGCACCTACGCTACCACCAGTCCGGCGGCGGGCGCAGCCAGCGCGGCGGCAGGCGGCGAGGCGGGACAGGCGATCACGCTGAACAAGGCTCCGCTGTATGTTTCCAGCACGGCAAAAAACAAGGCGGGAACCAAGACCGGCACCTACTGGCTGTACGACGGTATCCTGATCAACGGGCGCTACCGCGTGACAAACAGCGCGGCGCGGTGCGGAAAGCTGCCGGTGGGACAGAACGTGACGGGCTGGGTGCCTGCGAGCTACTGCATCGCCAGCGAGGAGGCGAAAAAGTAATGGCGGGAACAAACAGAACCGGGCGCGTGAGCGCTATCGACTATAAGGCGGGAACCTATGAGGTGACCTACTTTGACCGGGGGAAAAGCGTGACCCGCCAGATCAACGCCATCAGCAACGGCGAGTACAAGATGCCAAGCATCGGGCAGGTGGTGAGCGTGAGCCACAACAGCAACGGAGCTGCGGCGGGAACCACCACCGGAACGGTGTGGAACAAGACCAACACCCCGGCGGAGGGCTACAAGGGCCTGTTCCGAAAGGAGTACGCCGCACGAAGGGGACTGGCTTATGAGCGCTACGACGAGAACACCGGCGTTTACACACAGTATGTGAACCGGCGGACGGGGCGCAACTGCAACGGCGAGATATACGACGAGGCGAAAGGCGCAATCAGCCTTGTGGCGGGCGGGCAGTTTCAGGCCAAGAGCAGCGCCGCCAGCATGAGCCTGAACGCCAAAACCGGCGTTGGCATCGTGGCGGGGACAACGGTGAGCATCGAGGCAGGAACCTTTGTGAGCATCGAGGCCGCAGGCGCTTTGAGTGTGACGGCGGGAGGCAAGTACACATTCGCCGCAAAAAAAGGCGCAAAGATCGAGGTAGAGGGTGGCGACGCGGAGATCACCATAAACGGCGCAACTGTAAAGGTGACGGAGGCCGGGGATGTGGAGATCGGAAGCCCCACCAAAATCAGCCTGACAGCCCCGGAGATCAACGCCACGGCGGCGAGCGGAGACATCACCATCAACGGCGTGAGCCTTGTGAACCACACGCACATGAGCGGCGCGGTGGGAAAGCCGGATAAGTAAGGAGGGGCGAAAAGTGGCATTGGGAAGCTACATGGGCATGACGTTCACGGTGAGCGACCGGCGCATCCTGACACCGAGCGGGCTGAAAGGCCAAGGGGGCAGCGATTGGGCGACCCACAACCGGACAGGCGCACGGGCGCGGAGCCAGTGGATTGCCCCGAAGCTGCGGAAATACCAGTTCGATCTTTTGCTGCGGGCGCAGGACGGGGTAAACCCGCGAAGTGTTCTGCGGCATTTTCAGCGCATGGCGGAGACCAACGCGGCGGACTGGTTCATCGTGGGCGGCTCGCCGGTATCGCCGTATCCGTTCAAGATCACGGACATCAGCGACGAGTGGGGCGCGGTGCTGCACGGCGGCGCGATGGTGGAGTGCAAGGTGAGCCTGACCATCGAGGAATACCTGTAAGGAGGCAGCCATGTTATCAACGGAAAACGCGGTGATCGAGATACTGCCGGGGAGCGCAAACGACAGTGCGGCGGCGGAGGTGTACCGCAATTTGCAGGTGCTTTACGCCACGAGGGCCGGAGAGCAGGCGCTTGACCGGGAGTTCGGCATCGACGGGACGATTATCGACTGCCCGCAGGAAAATGCGCAAGTCCTGCTGGCGGCGGAGTATGTGCGCAAGACAGAACAGTATGAGCCACGGGCGCGTGTCGTCCGTGTGGAATGGACTGCGGGAAAATCGCAGGACGGAAATATGATACCAAAGGTGGTGATCGAGCTTGTCTAATATCGCTGAATTGGCAAACTGCCCGGAGCTGAGTTTCATCGAAAGCATGACTTTGCAGGAGACGGAAGAACAGCTCCGCGAGCTGTACACCAAGTATTACCGGGAGGCCACAGGAAAGGAACCGGAGATCGGCGAGGCCGACCCGCTGAACCTGCTGATGAAAGCCTTTTGCGCGATGGAGTATCAGACGATGCAGTACGCCGACGCAAAGGGACGGATGGAAATGCTGAAAACCAGTACCGGAGACGCGCTGGATGCACTGGCCGCTCTTGTGGGGCTGACGCGCAAGGAGGCAAACCGGGCCACGGCGACGGTGCGATTTACGCTTTCGGAAGCGCAAAGCGGCGCGACGGCCATTCCGACGGGAACGCGGGTCAAGAGCGAGGACGGGAAATACTTCAACACCGTGGAATACGGCGAGATAGCGGCGGGAGAGACCTACACCGACGTTGTGGTGCAGGCGGAGGAGGCCGGAGCGGATAGCAACGGCATTCTGTCCGGCGGCATCAAGATACTGGTTGACCCCATCGCCTATGTTGCCAGCGTGAGCAATACCACGCCAAGCACCGGCGGACTGGACGCAGAGGACGACGACAGCCTGACACGGCGCATCTACCTCGCCCCCAGCGTGTATAGCTGTGCCGGGCCGCGCGATGCCTATGAATACTACGCGCGGGAGTGGCGGGGTGATGTAGCCGACGTGCGCATCGTCAGCCCGCTGCCGGACGAGGTAAATATCTACTTCGTGATCGAGGACGAGAACGGATTGCGCGTCCCCAACAGCACGGAGCTGACGGCCATGGCGGCCTATCTGGACGACGAGACCATCCGCCCGCTGTGCGACAAGGTGACGGCGCTGGCCCCGGACGAGGTGGAATACGCCATCACCGTGAAATACTGGATCGCGGAAAGCGACCAGCGAAGCGTGAGTGAGATACAAAGCCGCATCGCGGCGGCGGTGGCGGACTTCCAGACATGGCAAAGAAAGTTGGGGCGAGACATCAACCCGACGGAGCTAATTGCCCGGCTGCGGGAGGCGGGAGCTAAGCGAGTGACGCTGACGGCTCCGGCGGATACCGTGATCGAGGCGACGGAGCTGCCGAAATGCACCGGCGCGACTGTGACCTATGGAGGACTGGAGGATGATTAAGGGGCTGAAAGACGCGCAGATCACGGACGGCCTGCCGCGCGTCCTTGCGGAGCAGCCGTGGGTCAGGGCGCTGTCGCTGGCGATGCTGGAGCTGCACCGGAAAACGATGGACTACATCGACGCAAGCCAAGTCTATACCGCCATCGACACCGTGGCCGAGGAGGTGCTGGATGCGCTGGCCGTGAACTGGAAGATCGACTGGTACGACACAGGGTACGACATCGAGCAGAAGCGGCGCATCGTCAAGACGGCGCTGAACATCCGGCGAACAATGGGAACTGCGGGAGCTGCAAGAACGCAGGCCGACGCAATCTATCCGGGAACAAAGCTGGAGGAATGGTTTGAGTACGGCGGCACCCACGGAAAGTTCAGACTGCGGGTAAACATCACCACCGTGGAGGAGCGGCAGAAGTTCGCCGCCATGACTATCGAGGAGATCGAACGCAGGCTCGCCGCTGCCAAGAGGTTCAGCGCACATCTGGAGGAAGTGGAATATTACGATGCGGGCGGCACCGCAACGGCCTACGGCATCGCGGCTATGGCTGGCGCGGCGGTGGTTGACTTCGGAAGCGCATCGAAATTCTAAGTCAGGAGGAAACGAAAAGTGGCATGGAAAGGCGTTATCACCAACAGCGGCAGTGAGCTGCTGGCACAATGGACAGCGGGAAAGACGCTGACAATTACCCGCGCGGCGGCGGGAACGGGCCGTGTGAGTGAGGCGGCGATGCTGGCACAGACGGCGCTTGTGAGCGAAAAGCAGACGGCAAGCATCCTGTCCAACAAGACAACGGCGCAGGGGCAAAAGCTGCAACTGCAAGTTACCCCGCTGGCAACAGGTTACCCCCTGAACCAGCTCGGTATCTGGGCAAAGCTGGACAGCGGCGCGGCAAGGCTGATCGCCCTATTTCAGACGGATACGGACGCGGGCGTGGAAATCCCCAGCAAGACGGACGTGCCGGACTATGTGTACACATTCTACGGGCTGCTGAAGTTTACGGGCAGCGGCGGGACGCTGCAGGTGACCATCGACGCTTCGGCGCTGGTGACAGCAGAAAGCATGGCGGCTGCCATCAAGGCACACAACGAGGATGAAAACGCGCACGAGGGTATCCGT